TCGCGATATCTTTCGCCGCCTTCACTGCGCTGATGTCTCGCGAGCAAAAACCGACAAGGCCGATATCGCCGGGCTTCGGGTCGAGAATGACCGCGCTGCTTCCGCCTTGCATACGCTGATACAGCACCTTGTAGAGCGGTTTATGCTGGAACGCCACGCGGTCGCCGCTCATCATGTTGACCAGGGGCTGCACGGTGAGCGTTCCCACGGGCTCGATACCACCGTCGTTAGTGCAGTCGATCACGCGCGCCAACGTGAGCGTTGAGATAGCAGACAGCTTCTGCTGTACGAGGAACGCAAGCGATGCGTAATCGTTGGCCACATCCGCCGGTGTTTGATTCCCGACGGCCATCTACGCCAACACCCGTAAACACTGCATCTGTGAGAGCCACTGCCCGCGGGGCATTTTCGCCTCAAGGAAGTGGGTAAGAGAATAGGGATACCATCGGCCTGTTGCGCTCGGCACTGCGCTTCGAATCTCCAACGGTGTGCCACACGTGAACGCCGGATCGAATATCGCCGTGACGATCAGGCCCGAGCGTTCGTATGATGGGTAGCCGATCAGTCCCGACTGAGGCGTCAAGATCACAGAAGGCTCTTGCGTCGCGGGCGCACCTGCAGCTGTAATCAGCAACGTGTCGCCGAAGACGTAAAAGTCGGTATTCGTTGCGTCACACGCCTGCGCAAGTTGATCCCACAAGGTGCCCCAAAAATACGCGCCTTCGCTAAGCGTACCGAACGCACCGCCGTTGACGAATGAAAGATCCATCTGCCCGGCGAACCCCGCGGCAATAGTGTCGATGTCGGCAGACGCTGGGTAACTGGTCGGCTCGGCAGGATTGATCTTGCGAAAGTACCCGGTGACAGCCAGCAGATTAAACGACACATTCGGCATGCCCGGATAGTCAGGCTGTGCCTCGGTAATTGTCCCCTTGAACACTTGCACGTAGCCTGCACCGTTGTCTGCTTCCAGAATCACAAGATGGTCAAGCACTACCGGCGGGTTCGCCCACGCGACCGTAAGCGCGTCCATATCGGCCGCCTTCATGCCGAAGATGCGAATGTCGGCCTGTGTGGCAAGACGGGCGACGCTCTGCACACGCGCAGCCACGCGCATACCCTCCAGCACCAGGGTGTTGGAGTTCGTGCCGGGGAAAATAGAGTTTGCGCCCGCCATGATGAGGGTCACGCGCAACTTTTTTTGCGTGAAGCTGTTCACTCGCCTGCACCCAGGTAGTACAGCACGAAGCGCGAGCCAAGCCCGAAGTATTGCGGATCCAGGCCGCCACGCGTGTCGACGAATGCAAAGTCGCCAATGAACCCGCGGTACTTCACGTCAAGCAACAGCCGCTGCCGGTCTCGACAGATGCGCGTGCGTACAATCGACACCCTGTTAGAGATGAGATCGAAGTACAACGAGTCACCGTTCTGACGCAGAGCGATTTGCGCAGACTGACGCGCCAGCGTCACCGCGAGCGTTTGATTCGGCACCGCCTGTATCGGGATGAGAATCACACGCCACCGCCTTCGGAGATGATTCCAACGTCGGCCGGCGTTGCTGTCGTAGGCTGCCCCTGCACGGTGCCCGTATTCGTAACCGGTGCTGCACTCGGCTCTTGTGCGTTCTGCGTGGTCACAGCGGTGTTCGAGTACGTCGCCGTTACGGTGCGGATCTCACGGAAGTAGAGATCCACCTCGGTGAAGAAGTACGCATTACGATTGCCACGGCGCGCAAATTCGTAGCGCAGCACATTCACACCCAGGTATGTTTTCTCAGGCGTAAGAATGTCGTACAGGTCGAGCGTGCCGACGATAGCATCGAGTGAATCTAAAAATTTCTTCCGCTCTTGCTGTGAGCCGCCCTTGGCCATGCGTACCATCGTTTCGAACGGGTTGGCCACCTTGTCGTAACTCGCAAAGCCACCATCCTGCACCGGGTAATCGCTCATGGTGTATTCGTTGCGATACCCGAACTCAAGGAACGAATCAGGCACCACCACAGGCTCACGCTCGGCAACGACTGTCACGGTCTCAACACCGTCATCATTCGTCTGCGGCGTCGTCACAGCCTGCTTATAGATCGCCCACGCGGGCTGCGAGAACAGGGCCTGCCACAGTCGCCCGAGCACGATGGCGATGCCCACGATAGGCGGAGGGGCCGCAGGGAACTGCGGCGAACGGCGTAGCTGCGGTACGCCCGGCAGCTTCGGCACATTCGGAAACACGGGTTTCGGAATGATGGCCATCAATGCATACCCGCATCGGCTTGAGCGGCCATTAGCTTGCGCTTCGTTGCGCCCGCGAAGTCTTTCGCGATCCCATCGGCATCGGTGGCCCTGGTCACTACGTCGACTTTCCCGATAGTCACCGTCGTGCTGTTGTTGGTCCCACCGCCGCCACTGTTCTGCGCACCAGGGGAGGGGACTGCGCTGTTAGCGTAGCCCAGCACTTTGCCAGGGTAAGCCAGTGTTTCAGGGGTCAACGGCTTGCCGCCAGCCATCGACTTGCGCACACGTGACTGCCCTGCGTTGTAGGACTGCAGCGCGTGCCAATACGCATCATCTTCGCTCATACCATCCTTGCGGAACGAATCGCGCAACGTCTTCAGGTACGCTGCAGCCGTGTCAATATCCTCATGTGGGTTTCGCCCAGCACCGGGGAAATATTTCGGCATCAACTGTGCAATGCCCGTTGCACCGGCCGAGCTTACTGCTGCAGGATCGAAATCACTTTCAGTCGCCAACACGCCGGCCAACATTTCCGGATCGACACCATAGCGTTGCGCAGCGTGCTGAATGGTGTTTTCGTATGCTTCGCGACCTTTCGGGAATGACGCACGCAGTGCACGTGCACCTACTTCTTCCAATGCATCGATAAGCTTACCCGCGCCTGTCTTGACGCCTTCGGCAGCATCACTTAGGACACCGCCCATGCTTCGCTCGCCTGCATAATCAGCGCCGGCCGCAATTGCATTATTCGCCGCAACACCTGCAGCTGAAGCAGAGGGGAGAGCACGAAGCGCACCGGCGGCAATCGCTTGGTCACGGTTCGCAGCACTACGCTCCCACTCGGTAGCAACCTTGACTGATTCGTCAGTCACCTGTCGACGTGCTTCTTGCTTCGCAAGTTCTTCACTCACCTTGCCGTCGAGCATGGCTTGCGAAAGACCGGAATCGAATCCTGCATCCTGCAGCAACCGATTCGCAGTTTCGCGCGAAGTGCCGTTGCGCATCAATCCCTGCACGGCTTTCTCAGTATCGAGCACGATGTCGCGGAAGCTACGCGCTTCACCGGTGGTCGTTTGAAACTGCACGCCCATGCGACCCAGCATCATCAACGAGTCGGAAATCTGCCCGTGATAAGCAAGATTGTAGACAGCTCTCGAAATGCCATCTACGGTCTTAGTGACTTCCTCACCTTTACCGCCGAACATTTCGGCAACGTTTTGAAAGTTGCGCAGCTCGTTAGCAGCAATACCGAAATTGCGCGAGTCGATTCCAAGTTGCCGCACCGTCGTCGACAGATCAGACACGTAGCCTACGGCTTTCTTCACGATGATCGCAGCAGAGGCAATGCCGAGTAGCTTCTTGGTGAAGCCCACGACCGACGTGCTCATATTGTCGGAGGACTTTTTAACGTCCTTTTCGAGCGCAAGCGTCTCGGCCGCAGCCTTCTTGCGACCCTTCGAGAAGTCGCCCGGATCGAGCCCGAGCTTAACTATGAGCTGGTCAATTACTGTGGGCGCGGCCACGGATCACCCGTTCGTTATGCAAATCTACCGATATGACTTCGAGCATATCGTAGGCGTCTTGCACGCCGTACACCGTTTGCAACTCGTGCAGCGTGGCCTTTCCAGACGAAACCAACGTACCGATAATTCTCGGCACGTTGGTGTAGTTCACTAGGCCGGCGGCGTTTCCGGGGTGGTGCCCGAAGTCGACAGGACGCCGGCCAGCGAAAAACCCAGGTGCAATTGCAGCACCTCGTAACGTAGGGTGAACCACGTGGCCACTTCTTCGATCTGCGAATCTTCGCCGGGGAAGAGTTCCTGCAACGGGATCATCTCGCCGCCGGGCGGCTTCCACTTGATGCAGTGCTTCATTTCGTTCAGCAGTGGCTCAAGTTCACCGTAGCGAATCCCGCGGAAGGAATGCAACCCCATCGCAAGCACGTGTCGCCACGTGATTTCGAATGCCGCCGCACCTGTTCCAGATTCCGGCGGTGTTGGCAGCTCGATGGTAGAGTTTGCACACGCCAGTACCGCGCGGATAAACCATCGCTCAGCCTGATCCGCAGGCATCTCCCGGATCTCGAATACCTTCCCACAATCCCGCCCGTGGGCGGTGATCGTGATCC